ATGACGAAATCAATTAAGTTGAACGCGAGTAAGATTATTTCTATCCGACAGGATATTGATAGCAAGAAGAAGAAGTACTGGAGCTATATTAAGGCCGAGAACCTTATGAGTAAGAAGGACATTAAGAATGGCTACCGTACACACGATCTGAAGAACCTCTATAATGAGATTACTCAGATGGCCCAGAAGCTTGTATACATCAAGGGTATGTTGTTCTATCTGAATATGGGTATTACAACCTTTGATAAGGAGGCTTTTAAGAAGACCAACAACTATAGTATTTTTATGGCCTGCGAGATGAAGGAGGCTATCTGTCAGCTCAAGATGATTCCTACCTTGGACCAGAAGACTAAGGCTCAGAAGGGTCTGAAGAATATTGGCAAGGAGGAGGTATTCACTTCTGCAAAGATTGCTTCTATGATTAAGGAGTTGCAGTTGAAGGCTAATAAGTTCGATACTGACATGGAGAAGTTTAATAGTGATACAACAATCACTATTGACGAGACTATGATTCCTATGGTCGAAACTGACTTGACAGCATAGAAAATAACCCCGATCAGAAAGCTGGTGCATGTGTTTATACACATGAGCGGATCGTTCCCGTAACTGATCACAATATTTCCCAATAAATAACATGTTTAACAAAATTCATTTATCAAAGATGAAAACAAAATATAAACAACTTATCGTTTCATTTGCTCTATCTAACGAAAGATTGGAGAAGGAAACAAAAGATTACGATATCCTTCATGTCGTAAACACTACCGAAGGTATCGTATACGTAATGAAGAAGAAAAGCTTCATTAAGAGACTTATTAACAAGATTTTTTAATTTAATTATATTATCAAAATATGAGTAAGAATAACACCGTAGACACTGCCCAGAAGGGTCAGACTGCAACTAAGAATAATATCCCCACAGGTAAAGTAAAAACTCTTGCTGACGCTGCAAAGCGTCGTAAGACACGTGAAGAACAGTTCCGTAATTTCCGTATCAACGCCTTGCGTCGTCGTTGTAAACGCATGAGCTTCGATAAGGAGAAGACGGAAGAGCTCGTAAAGAAGCTCATAGAACAGATGAATGCTCCCAAAGAGTATAACATCGTAGTAATGTTCGATAACTCCGACTATAACATGCTTAAGGAAGCTGTTGAGAACGCCAAGATTAAATACAACGTTCTGATAAGCGGAAACACCAAGGCCCGAGTATCACTTGCATACATGTCTCTTGAGGGCGACCAGAATGTTCTGGCCAAGTTGCGAGAAATTGCACCGCCTAGCGCCAAGATATATCCGTATGCCAAGAAGATGGAATCCGTGCTGCCAAAGGCAGAGCCGAAGAAGAAGAAACCTTCTAACAACAGTAAGGAGAAGGCCGCTGCTGTAAAAGCTGCGCGCAAGGAGAAGAATATTCACATCCATCGCAGCAAGAAGACCGGAAAGGTCACTAAGAGAGTAGTGCTAAAAACGCTCTCTGCCGTGAAGAAACGTAAGCCTAGTGTAGTTGTCCACCTGAACCCTAAAAAGGCATCAGAAGGCTCTAAAACAGCTAAGAAGGCCGCTTAACGTATGTTTAACTTAATCGCAGAAATAATATGGGAAGTAGCAACGTACGTATTAAGGTTCGTAGAAGAAAAGTAGCGAATCTTGCAGCCTATAGCCGTCAGCATACCGTTAACAATATACCAAAAAAGAAACCAATGTTTGAACAGAAGGATCTTCTCAAGGTAGAGTTCAATGACGGTAAGGATGTACATTTTGTACAAAAGAGCACCAAATGGGACGAGAAAAAATATCCACAGTCTAAGAATCTACGTAAGAGATGCCATGGCCAAAAGTGGGTAAAATACAAAGACGGTACCGTAGAACTTAAGAAGTGGGATCATCCGTCAGAGTTCCCTGATCCACGCGACTATCAAAAGAAGTTGTGGAAGAACCTAGGCAAAGCCGCCAAGATGAAGGCATATGAGGACGAGAAGATGAAGAAATGGGAGCGTAAGCACCCTAAGCCTTGTCCTACTGACGACCTCTTTAAAGACGAATTTATCCCTATGTGGGAGAAGGAACGTGAAGAGGCCTTGATACGCATTAGAGACTTCGTCGTCTCGATGTTTGACAAATTACCGCTGACTGGACGCTTTAAGATGAGCGAAAAGAATGCGGTCTACCAAGAGAAGAAGATAGCCGACATAAAGGATATCAACGGGGAAGGTCATAAAGTAAACGAACTTGGACCTGAATCCAAACTTCTCAATAAGGCCCAAAAGATTACTAATAAGACACACGCGAAGAATCCTTCGCTAGTGGCTACTAATCTGAAGGACCACAAGCGCAAGAAAGGTCGTATGATATTGCCAAAAGCGGCATAAATACGATAGATAAAAGATAGGAATAGGTACACCTCTCAATGATGTGTAAAATACTGATAAATATGCGTATCGGCAGACCTAAGAGTGTAGGGATCGCTATTTGGTTAATGGTTAATGTCACTCTATTGCCAGGATAAATCCAAGTAAACTCCGATGTCCTATCTTTCTAATATAATGCACAGTAAAGCCTCTACATAGTACGTAACTGTGTGTAAAAGAGTGAGTTAGCTCAGTTGGTAGAGCAGCGAGTTAAGTCGGCTATGTCGCAGGTTCGAGCCCTGCACTCACTCCTAGTATTAACTAAAGAACCTATGAGTCATGTGGATACGAAATCGAATAGTCTACGTATACGACGTAGAGATATTCCCTAATTGTTTCCACTGTTGCTGTAAAGATACAGAGACCGGTAGACTATACAAATTTGAAATATCAGAAAGAAGGAATCAGCTAGAAGATCTAGTTGATTTCTTTTATTATACACATGAAGATTATTTCAAATTGTTTTGTGGTTACAATAATCATCACTATGATGATGTAATCATAAACTATATGATAGACTACAGGAAAAAACTAGCAAGTTTACCTTACTGGAAAATTTGTAATTCTTTGTTTAATCTATCTACTACGATAGTGGAAGACGAAGACGGGAGCCGTGAGAAGCTCAAACGATGGAAGTATGCACATTGCTTCGAATCAATGGACTTGCTCACAATGCAGTTTAGTCAAAAGCTTAGAGTGGGTTTGAAAACCATGCAGGTTACAATGCACTATAAGAATGTCTATGAGTACGAGGGAGACTTCGATCAACCTTTACCTGTAGATAAAATTGACGAAATGATAGCATACAACATAAACGATGTTGAGTCGACTACAGAGTTATTAAACCGCTTGAAAGAGCAAATCGATTTAAGGTTGTTTATCGAGAAAGAACACGGCATAGATTGTCTTTCTATGGACAGTGTTAAAATGGCAGAGACCTTCCTATTAGAAGAATATTCTAAGAAGTCAGGTATTCCTAAAAATGTTATAAAGGAAATGCGTTCTCCTATGGATTATATTCCGTTGAAGGATGTTATTCTGCCATTTATAAAATACAAAAATCCAAAGTTACAAGACGTTCTTGAGGATATGAAGAAACAGATCGTATACTCTAAAGAGCGCAAAGGCTATGAGAAGAAGTTTGTTCTCTCAAATGTGGTGTATTCAGTAGGTGTAGGTGGAATCCATTCCATCCACACTCCAAAGATATTCCTCCCTAAAGATGACGAGCACATTGGACACGCCGATGTTACGTCCATGTATCCGTCCTTATTGATTAAATATCAATTTGGCCCTCGTCACTTAGGAAAACTTTTTTGCGATATATTCGAAGGTATTTACTATGAACGAATAGAAGCAAAACGTACTGGTCAAAAGATTAAGAATCTGTTTCTAAAGATCGTGCTTAATTCTCCTACAGGAAAGATGCAACAGGAGGTAAGTTGGATGTACGATCCGTTCAATGTTTTTAAGATTAGGATAAACGGTCAACTAATTCTTTTAATGCTCGTAGACAGGCTTTTAGAGCTCGGCTGTGAAATTATACAGGTGAACACTGACGGCGTTGTCTATAGGGCTAAAAACAGCCTTAAAGATGGAATTGAGAGAGCCATCAAAGAGGTAGAACAGATCACTCAACTTGGTTTTGAAGTGGATGAGTACGAAGCATTCTATCAATATGCCATCAATGACTACTTTGGGGTCATGAAGGGATATTCAGAGTCGAAAGACCCAGATCTGATAGAGAAAAAAGGTATGTTTATAACTAAAACAAAGCTTGGGAAGGGATTAGCACCTGTAATCATTCCCAAAGCTGTTATAGAATACTTTGTCAACAAAACACCGGTGACAGAAACTATTGAGAAGGATAAAGATATCCGTGATTTCTTAATGTCTCAAGCTGTAGATAAGAAGTTTAAAGTTGTACATGGTGAAAAACCTATACAACGTATCAATAGGTTTTATGCAAGCACGAATGGTTCATATCTCTATAAAGTAGATCCAAATGGAGACAGAGATAAAACCAACATGTTAACTAAATCAGGAGTAACAATCCTGAATAAGTTTGATGATACCCCGATAGAAGATCGCAAGATTAACTATCGTTACTATATCAGTGAAGCCAAAAAAGTGATAGCGGACTTTACTGAACAACAGCTATCGTTATTTTAGTAACCAACTTAGAGCCCCCGAGTCAATAGTATGATTATTGAAGTAAATACAAGACTTCTGGATGCAAATCCAGAATTGAATTCAAATCAATTATTGTTCCTAAGTATTGTATTGGATAAGAATCAGCCAAAATATCAAGACGTCCAAAAGGTCATCAACCTTGTCAGTGATGACGATATACAGTACTTAGTCGACCAACATTTGGTCACCTCGATAGAGAGAGGTGATTCAGTTACATATGAACCAACGGAAGAGTTAAAGCAAAGTATAGCACCTAAGAAGGACTATTTTGACCTCTTCTATGATATGTATCCCGTGTATGTTGTTCGAGCAGATGGCAGTAAATCTTATTTGCGTGCGAACGTAAACAAGTGTCGTCATTTCTTTAACCTCAAATGTGGTCGTAGCTCAGCTATGGCAGAACATATCATCAAGTGTCTGGATTATGAAATATCTAAACGGATGCGTGAAGGTAGCCTCAGTTATATGATGACTATGTGGAATTGGTTAACACGTAGTCAATGGGAGGCCATTGAAGATGAAATGAACGACAAGAAGCAAACACCAGTAAACTCTTATGGAACAGAACTTATCTAACATACGTCCAATGAGCGTTGTTGCTCAAGAAGCAATCAACTATATCAAAGGACGAAGAGAACACAACATTACTTCTCTTAAGACTAGGTGGGAAAAGTTTAATAAGCAGTGTATGGGAGGTATAGAACCAAATACCGTTTACACCATAGCTGGTATATCTGGAACTGGTAAGTCGAGCTGGGTTAACAGTTTGACAACCGATATAATTGATTTGAATCCAACTGAAGACATAGTCATTCTAAACTTCTCATTAGAGATGGTTGGATTTAGGCAAGTAGGAAGAACGCTTTCGAGTAAACTTCGTAAAACGACTTCTGACTTGTATAGTTCTGAAAAGGACCTCGATGACGAAACGTTTAAACGTGTTATTGCAGTATCTAATCAGCTGAAGGAGTATCCTATATATTTTGTAGATAACCCAAGCACTCCTTCAGAGGTAGAAAAAACTATAAAGAATTTCTATGAAACGTATGTAAAGGGTTCTAAGAAACACTTTATTATCGTATACGATCACACGTTGCTGACTAAACAAGTAGGTTCTGTAATAGAGACTACTTCGGAACTTGAGCGAGTATTCATACAAGCTAAAAAGTATCCGATGACATCAGTGATTCAGATTGCACAAATGAATAGAAATATCGAGTCTTCAGAAAGGATAAATAACCCATCGAGTCATTACCCGATGCGAAGTGATTTATCGTCATCTGATGCGATGTTTCAGGCAAGCGATTACGTGCTTGTCATGCATAGACCAGAGATATTGAACATTCAAGAGTACGGACCAAACCGTTTACCTACACAAAATAAGGTTTACATGCATATGTTGAAAAACAGAGATGCGGGCAAACCTTGTATTCTTGAATTCGAGAACGATTTGATGTACAATAATCTGATTGAACGTTAATGCTCAGATGACAAGTATTAACAATTAAAATAGGCTGATTTATGATTACGACATATACTTTTGGTAAGAAGAACAATAATAGTTACAATCCCTTTCACACTAGTAGCAAACCCAACTATTCTAAGATTCTTGATGATATCATTATTGCTGATGTAATTAAGAAGAATAGTTATCTGTTCAATAAGACGAACGATACGGCAGCTATCGACGCCACTCTTCTGGGTGCATCGTACGATTCTGATTTCGATAAGGCTGTTAAGTTCCTTGCCAATTACAAGAAGCCGAAGAAGAATTATATTCTCCCCTTCGAGCTGAATAAAATGTATACTCTTTCTGACGGTACTCCCATTATCTTCTACGATGATGAGATTCAGATTGGCTTTGATACGTATAGCTACGCTGATTTCAGCGACCTTTCGTTCATCAACGCCCTGACACCTAAGAAAAAGAAGATTATTATTGATATCTATACGTTTGGCAACGCTAATATCAATATTAATATTCTTTAATCATTAGAACTATAAGTCAATATGATAACATTACCTACTCAAAAAGTTCCTGCAACTTCAACTAATCCGCAGTATTTAATCTTATACGGTCTTCCTAAGAGCGGTAAGACGAGTGCTGTAGCTCAGTTGGAGAATAATCTCATCATAGACCTTGAAGGCGGATCTAAGTTTATTGATGCGCTAGCTGTTCAGGCACGTACCATCAATGATCTTGGAGAGATTGCACAAGCCATTCGAGCTAAGAACGATGAGGTAGGACATAATTTTTATAAACACATTACTATCGATAATGCTACACGTCTCGAAGACATTTGTATGAGCTACGCGTGCACACTTTACAGACAGACCGAATTAGGAAAGAACTGGAAAGGAAACGATGTTACAACACTTGCACGAGGAGCAGGTTACAAGTATTTAAGAGATGCAGTAAAGAAGGTAATTGATATGTTCAAGGACCTTTGTGACGAATTTATTCTGATAGGACACGTTAAAGATTCTATTACTGATAAGGATGGACAAGAAGTCAATGCTAGAGAAATCGACCTTGTTGGAAAACTCGGACGAATTGTATGCGGACTCGCAGATGCGGTCGGCTACGTTTATCGAAAAGAAAATGAGACTCATGTCTCGTTTAAAGGCGGCGATGGAGACTCCGTCCTCGAAGCAAGAGCGAAACATCTTGCGGGAAAAGATATCATCATTTCTACAGGAAATGAAGACGGATCAATAACAACCTATTGGGATCGTGTTTACAAACCAGAAGTATAACTCAGAGTTTAAGAATTATGTATAGTACAAAAACAGCAACAACAAATAATCAGGAGTTTAATAGCTCCTATATGCCTGTAGGCATCAACGAGAATGTAACCTTGAAAGAGGTTAATGTAAACAAAACACCTAATGGTCGCGACTTCTTGGAGATAATCTTTGAGAATGAGAACGGTCAGACAGCAACTATGACAGAGTGGAAGAACGAAAAGAATCAGTGGATTGCTACCGACGAAGATTTGCAGCGTCGTGACGATGCACAGTTTGGTCGTATTCTGCAGGTTATAGATGCAGCAAACGGTAACCATACCGACTTCGAAGGAAGTTCGTTTGTGGAGATGATTAACTGGGTAAAAGCTCAGCTTGAACCAGCTACAAATCCTGCAAACATGCGTCAAGGTATGCGTTTGAAGGTTGTTTACGACAAGAAGGGTTATACGAAAGTTAGCTCTCTTGGTACTTTTGTTGAACCTATGAGCGTAGAAGAGTCTCAGATTAAGCTTTGGAAGAATGATCTTCTTGAGCGTCCTGTTGTAGCAGATGTTGAACCTGCTGCAGATCCGCTCGGTGTAACTACCGCTCCGGTGACTGAGACTTCAACAGGTGCTGACGACCTGCCTTTTTGAAGTAATAATCTTCGAAAAAGAATGGATGTATAATCCGTTCGAATAATGGTCAGTGGTGGAGGTTAACTTCAGTTAACCCTTGGTTAAGTATAGATGCTAAAGCGGCCGAGTACCCTAGAGGGAAAGCATTTGACGTCTAAGGCGTGCGGTGCACACAGAGGTTCGAGTCCTCTCTATACTACATTATGAAGAAAAAAGATTATCACAAACCAGGATATTGGAAAGACTGGTATTGGAACAAAGGCGGACGAGAAAAAGTCCAAGCAACACGTTATATTGCAGAATATGAACGTGAAAAACAAAAGAATGCCTGTAAGGCGTAAAAATCGGAGTTTGTGTGCACACGCAGGTTGCAATATGACAGTTGCCAAACTGTTATATGGGTGGTTCGAATCCGCCCAACTCCGCAATACAAAAGAGCTTATAAGCCATGTATAGTACAAAAACAGCTATTACAATGAGTCTTAGAGACTTGTTGGATAAAGTGGATGACTATACTATCTATTCTTATTATCTTGGAGCATTTAAGCCAGGTAAACTTATGAATAGTCCTTTACGAAGCGATGATAGAATGCCGTCTTTTGCTATATTTCCTACAAAAGACGGTGCGCTCCTATTCAAAGACCACGGTACTGGAATAGCGGGAAACGCATTAAAGTTCTTAAAGCTTTATAGAGGCATTCAAACAAGAGAAGAACTTGAACGAGAATTGTTGAGGATTGTACGAAAAGTAAATCCAAACTTAAACGTTGTTACTAAGACTAATGGTCATTTGGTAACATCGGGATTACCAGCAGATATCGGAATAGTTCGTCAACCATTTACAGAAGTTGATAAACAGTATTGGAAGCAATTCCATATATCTATTGATACGTTGAAGAAATTCAATGTGTTTAGCATTAAATATTTTCTTTGTAATAGAGTCGTCAGAGGAACCTACAAAGAAACTAGTCCTATGTATGCATATAAGGTTTATGATCGATTTAAGATTTATAGACCTTTAGCTTCAAAGTATACTAAATGGCGTACCAATCTGACAAATAGGCACGTTCAGGGATTAGCCGAGTTGCCCGAAGCAGGCGGAGATCTACTTATAATCACAAAGTCTTTAAAAGATGTTATGTGTTTATACGAGATGGGTTTTAATGCTATATCGCCTTCTAGCGAGACTACATTTATTCCAGAAGATATATTGAAGTCTCTACGCAGTAAGTGGAAGAAGATTGTTATACTGTTCGATCGAGATGCAACGGGGATGAAAAAAGCTCGAGAGTATAGTAAACAATATAAGATGGATGCTATATTTGTCCATAAGAAATTTAAATCGAAAGATATTTCAGACGCAGTAAAAAACAATAATTTTAACACAGTCAAAGATTGGCTGTATAAAACGTTAAACATATGATAGAGACATTGATCCTCGGCATAGTGATTGGTATCGTAGGTACTATTGCTGGAGCCGCATATGCAGCATATAAGTGGAGTAAAAACCCATATGTGCTGAAAAAGTTTAATAGTGGTTATAGTGTACTTGCTTGCGATATTGGTTTCGAAGGAGATCCGAATGGCTACATTGGATTGAGAAAGAACAATAAAATAATCGCAGGCATTAAATACAACGATAACGGAGTTACAGATATCGTATATGATATCTAAATCTAAAAGCAGAGTTAAGAATGCGACAGCAGTCGATAAGTATGGAATCCATTTCAGGAGCAAACTCGAACTCTATACTTATGAAGCTTTTATGGAGGCAGGGATACCTGTTAAATATGAGCCAAAGCATTTTACTCTGTTACCTAAGTTCGAGTATCTTGGAGAGAAAATACGTCCTATTACATATCTTCCAGACTTTATAGGCAGAGGATTTGTAGTAGAATGTAAAGGTCTTATGGGAGATTCGTTTCCTTTAAGATATAAACTCTTCAAGTATTATTTAAAGCGTCATCATTCCAAGATGCGCTGCTACCTGGTGAGAAATCATAAACAGGTAGATGAAATGATCCAAGAACTAAAAAGTCAGAGACAAGATGGAAAAGAAAAATAACAAAACTCAGTTTATTAATTTCAACGGTAATATCACACCAAAGCCAAGTGGCGTAGACTATAGTCTTATTCCTGGTAAAGTATACACTATGACTCATCTTCGTGAAGAGTGTTTAGAGGTACTGCAGGAGGATAGGGATTTCGAATTCCCATCTACTTATTACTTGAATGAGAAAGACCATAAGTTTATCGACAAGTGTATCGATACGTTTAATAAAACGGAAAAGATGACTACTGGTGTGTTATTGAGTGGTCTTAAAGGTAGTGGTAAAACACTGCTTGCTAAGAAGATTGCGGTTGAGTCAGGACTTCCTATTATTGTAATTGATAGTAGAGTATGTGCTGATGATATCGAAGGATTCTTTGCAAAGATTACAGATGATGTTTGTGTCATCTTCGACGAGATTGATAAATATTGGAATACTAGATATTTGTTAGGATTTCTTGACGGAGTTAAGCCTACTTGTAAAAAGTTGGTTATTGCTACTTGTAACAATGAGAAGGAAATCAACGAGTACTTGAATGATAGATGTTCTCGTATTCGTTATAAGAAGAGATTCTCTGGTCTTGATAAAGATACTGTTGCAGGTATCATCAACGACGTCATCGACAACAAAGATAAGGCTAGCGCTGCTGCAGAATACTTCTGTAGTAATGTAGAAACGATATCTCACGATAACGTTATTATCTTTGCTGAGGAAATAAAGAATAATCCTGATGATTCGTTTGACGAAATTATTGAATTCCTTAACATATCTAAGCGATGATGGACATATCAGTTCCTTATTACGAAGATAAAACTAGAATATCCAATTCGAACATAGGCTGGTTCCTAAACAAGGGGCCAGCCTTTTTACATAAGATGCTAACAGAAGATGTTCCTGAAGAAAAGAATCCAGTACTCGAAAGAGGAACGATGATTCATGAATATATTCTGCAACCTGAAGAGTTCCGAAAAGACTATGTGATCTGGGACAAAAGTAGACCTACTTCTGCACAGCAGGAGAAGTTCTGTCAGGCACTTGCATCTTCACTAGAAATAGAGCCAAATAGAGCCATTCTAGACGCTTATAAACAAGCATATAGTACAGCAGGAAAGTCAGAAGACAAAATGCTGTCAGAAGGCCTTAAAATAGCCTCTACGTTGAAGGATTATATAGACTTCCTGAAAGAAAATGATGGAAGAATTATGATTTCCCACTGGGATTATCAAATGCTTGAGAAAATAAAGCAAAATATACAGTCTCACAAACTTGCATATTCTATAATAGAAGCGTCGAGAGTACTACGTGATTATAAAGATGATGTAGTATTTGAGAATCATCATGAATTTCATATAAATTGGACATACTATGTAAAAATGGCAGCTGGTGTTGCGTGTAAGTCATTGTTAGATGGTCTTACTCTTGATTTTAAGAATAAGAAAGCTATTATATATGACTTAAAGACTACACAAAAGTTGTGGCACTTTGAAGATAGTATAAATCAGTATGATTACTTGCGACAGCTTTGTTATTATTATCAGGCTGTTGTGTGGTATTTGCGATATGAGCTCAGAGAAGACTGGAATAAATGGTCTTTTGAGTTCTATATTATCGGTATAGATACTACAGGAAGTGGTGATATTCGTGTATTTAAGATTGATCAGTTTGATGTATATTCTAGAAAAGATACTATATTGAAAGCTATGCAAGATATATATTGGCATCAGGCTAACAACAAGTGGGAACATAGTAGAAGTTATTATGAAGGCGATGGCTCAGAGTCATTGAACCTATAAATTAAATTTATAAGCCATGAATAAAATTTTATTGATAAACGATTATAAGTTAACAGTAGCACAAGCAAACGCAGATATATACGGCAACAAAAAAGAAGAAAAAGAAGCCGTTGTTGAGCAAAAGAAAGTTTACATTGAATCTATAAAAGATGAATTAAACTTATCAGAAGAAGATAGAGATAATAACATGTTGATAATAATGACAGCGTTGAATATTGAATGATATTTATATTTTCTTCTATGTTGTAAATAATTATAAATTCTTATACAAACATCTAAAAAATGTGTCTGTAGAAAAGCTTGCAGATAATTTTTATATAAAAATGCGTTATAATTGTGACGTGTTTAAGTATTATTATAGATTTTGTAAAGAGTTTGAAAAAGAAAAATATTTTTACAACATATATATCGATGGCGATGTTATAGTGACATTAAAGGTCGATAAATTAACAGGTGTTATTGTTAATAATATATATACTTCTGGTTTTATACCAGACAATTTGTTTTTCCATATCAATAAAAAAATCCTGGCTATCGGAAACGGTAGTCAGGATTATTTTTATTATTTAAGTTTTTTATAAACGTTATAATAAACAGAAGATTCATCTTTATCGATGCCCATTGTTTTACCTTCTATCCATTTACGTTTAGCTTTAGAATCTAAGCTTTGCTCCCACCAATTGGACCAAGGTAAAGCTTTTGCAACACTTCTTTCTATTTTTGTTTTATCTTTATATGCTCCAGATTTAACTTTCTTTAACCATGGATTTTCAATAGTATCGGATAGGCTTTGTATAGAGAATAAATCCGACGCTGTTCTAGGAAGAATTAATTGTGTAGCATAAGTAGCTTCTGCGGAAATCATATTTCCAAGATCTTGTACTACATCACCACTTCCAGTAGCAGCGGTAACATTCTTAACGTTGTTAAATATATCTATAAAACGATACGGGTTATACGCCTCCCATTGGAACTGTCTTAAAACAAGACACATAAATTGTAAGAATTTTGAATCTTTGTTTTCGGGATCGTCTGCATATTTACACAAACCGTTTATTAATGGAGATAAAATTAAGTTGAATATTAATAATTCAGCCTTTATTTGTCTTACTGCACGTTTGTTATATATTGCGTTTAAAGTTTCTTCAAAATCGTCAGACTTCGTATAATCAAACATTTCTCTTTCTGTCTGTTTTATAGACTTTTTTCCATTCTTTATAGAATTTTTATATCCATATACAGCTCCTGCTGCAGCACCAACAAATGCCCCAGGTGCTCCAAAAATAAAAAATCCACCAAGAGATCCAGCAGCAGCTCCTCCTATAAGAGATCCTCTTGCAATTGCAGTAAGATATCTATAAAATACTTTAAACTGACCGTTTTTAATCATTTGCATATCATAATCATATACAGGATCAGACAGTCTTTCTTGTATCATAAGAGGAAGATATTGTCTATGAATAAGTATTAATGCTCCAATCCAACTCTGTGTAATAGCCGCTTTCTGCGCCATTGTAGCCATACCGTCCGCACGTTCAGCAGTTTTTTCTATTCTTGATCTAACAAGATACTCTACTTTATCATATGCATCTTTATGGTCGGTAACTGTAAATTTATGGTCTACTACTTTTATAAACGATCGCAAAGTAGGAGCTTTTTTATATTTTTTTAGCGCATCAAGTAAATAAGATTCTCTTAAATCTTTTGGTTTCATTGCGGCATTTCTGTATATTAAATCTTCAGTTACAAATTCTCCGTCAACAAGTCTGAAAGAATATAATGTTGATAACGCTATACAAGATTTTGATATAAAATCAACACTGCTCAATAGACCAAAAACAGAATTTCTATATACTGCATTTACAAATGCATTTCTGTTTTGGTTCTTATATTTTCGTTGAAGCTGATTAGAAACGTTATAATATTCTGCTATAACTACAATGTCGTCATTAGACAATCTATTTTCTATAGCTCTTGCACCAAATGTACAAGCTGTTTTTAAAGAAAACCACAATACTTCTTTTCCACCGTTGTGTGCATCTTCAAAGCTATATCCGTTTCCAGATACTGCATTTATCAAATGGCTCCACATAGTAGTTAAGAAACCAGTAAGAGCTACTTTTGGATTTGCACCTAAGTTGTTTGCAGTAGTATATCTAGCTAGTAACTATGACGTTCTTAAGAAATCATAGTTTTTACCAACAGCAAAATCTACTTTTTCTCTACGCATGTCATAAAGATTCATGTCTAGAAATTTTCTAGCAGCTTTGAATGCATTTGTTTCGTCGCCGGAAGTTATTTCTTCAGAGCCAGAACTGGACATTTTAACATATTGTCTATTTTCTAGCATATCAACTATCGTTTCACATTGATTTTTGATATCAGATTTGTTTTTATATCTAGCAGCCATGTTGAAATACTCCATCGTAATGCCAATAATATCTTGGGATATATGTTCTGGATTTTTCTTTACTGTATAATACTGAGGTATCATGCGTAAAGGATGTCCGTCTGGTTTATTTTTTAACAACCCGAGCTTCTTTCTTTTTTCTGACAGAGTAACAACACCTCTTCCGCTATCGTCATCTCCACGATCTTCATATTCTGCTCCATATACTGTTTCGTTTTGTGGAGTTGGTGTAAAACCGAGTTGTTCAAGTATGTATTCTTTAAAAGCGTGCCATTTATCTTTTCTGGAATGATGCGCCTTCATTCGTTTATACATACTGCCAGTTATCTATGGGAGAAGATAATTATCAACATACACTCTATTCTTCATTTTTGCGTTAGCATCTTTTAAAATACTAGCTATTTCTTCATGAAGTTGTTTTAAATCACCTGTTATCTCAGAATACTTTTCATTTTTATATTTTGATTCTAACGGAACATAAGACACGCCATACTCAGCTTTATAAAGTGGGTTTTTGAATTCTACAGAGCTGTCTAAATCTGTAAAATTATCACCAGGAACCCATTCCATATATTTATATTTATTCTTTGCAACGGCTTTAGTATACCATTTATACGGTCTAAAGTTTGTATATGATCCTGTAGATCTGTCGAACCACGCTGTGCCGTATTGTTGTAGTACTCTATAATAAACATCCGGATTAAAATATCCGTATTGTTCTACAATCTTGTTTCTTATTTGCTCTTTAAGCTCTTTAAACTCCTAAGTTTCTTCAAAATTGAAATATTTATTTATTATAGCGCCGTACCTCTAAGCTTGTTTCTTTAATGCTGGATTTTTATCAGTAATCTTTTTTCTTAATTTAGACTACTTTAAAAGCAATTCAATAATCTCTTTCTTAATCGCACGAGACATTTTCTTGTTGTTGATAAAACCATTAGACATATAATAAGGACGCATCAAGTCTGAGATTTGATCAGAAATAGCCTCTTCTTCTGGACCATAATAAGGCTTTTCTTCACCATATTCTCTCATAACGTCATCATTTATCAATGTGCCTTTACCATCCTCGTCACCATTTGATATAAATTGAAATTTTGAATTACGCTCGTTCCATTTACGCCAACGTTTGATGTTGAATTCTGGATGAGAATCTATATATTTGTCAAGTTCTTCAAAATCTTCATTACCAAACGCGTCAACTGCTTCTTGTCCTCCGCACTGCATCAGCTCTCTTTTCAAAGAATTTATCCACGCTTTCCTGTCTTTTACAAATCTAGATTGTGCAGACGAATTGCTATATAGTTTTTTGTAATATTTCTACAATTCTTCGGCTATATATAGGTCTTCTCCTGTTTTTTTCTTTCCGTTGTCGTAATACAAAGAATAAAGCTCTTTTTTCTGTGTTCTTAGATTTTGCAATCTTTCGTATACATCGTCATCAAGAACTTCG